CTGCGGATGCCGCCGCCGATGCACCAAAAGAAAGCATCGCGGATCCTAGAACGCCGAGAGCTGCCGCGCCTGCCTGGGCGGATGCGCTGACCATCGGAAGAGCCACCCCGAGCATCATCATGGCCGTCGCGCCGAGCATAGCTCCGGCCGATACGACCATGATAGCCGCCCCGAGGGCCGCGATCGCCGCAGCACCTGCTAGGAGGATAGGAGACAGAGCTCCGGCCACCGCGCCGAATGCCACGAGACCAGCTGCCAGTGCCGCCAGCGCAACCTGCGCCGGAGCTCCTGCAGCGGCCAGCTGCGTCGCTGCACTGACCAGGACGGCCATGCCTGCCGCAGCTAAAAGTACACCGGCACCGAAGGCCACAAGGCCAACAGAGCCGGCCGTTAATGCCGGACCCAGGGCACCGGCCACCGCCAGAAGAGCGGTCATCCCGCCGATCATGATGGCAAGCCCTGCCATCGCAAGAGGTCCGGCAGATGCGATCTGTGTCGCTGCCATTGCCATGAGAGACATGCCAGCGGATGCCATTAGAACCGCACCGCCGAAGGCCAGAAGACCCGAGGACGCCACCGCAAGGGACGGACCCATTGCGCCAGCGACTGCGAGCAGAGCGACCATGCCGCCCTCCATGACTGCCAGACCCGCCAGAGCCATCGGCCCCGCGGAGGCCATCTGTGTCGCAGCCATTGCCATGAGGGACATACCGCCCGCTGCCATGAGGACAGCGCCGCCGAAGGCCAGAAGCCCGGGCGCCGCGCCCGCAAGCTGTGGACCGACGAGCCCTGCCACCGCCATCAGACCGGCGATGCCTGCCGTCATGAGGATCAGCGCACCATAAGCGCCGGATCCGGCAGAGGACAGCTGGATCGCCGCCATTGCCATGAGAGACATGCCCGCGGCTGCCATCAGGACCGCACCGCCGAGAGCTGCAAGCCCAGGCGCCGCGCCCTTGAGCGACGGGCCGAGGGCCGCTGTGACGGCCATCAGTGCGGCCATGTCAACAGACAGGCCGATCAGAGCCACCTGTGCGGACGGTCCGGCTTTGCCGAGCGCGATCGCCGACTGTGTCAGGAGCGCCATGCCCGCACCTGCGAGTGCAAGTCCTGTGCCGATGGCCATGAAGTCCTTCGCGCCGGCGCCCATTCCGGAAGCCGCTTTCGAAACTTTTCCGGTCGCCTTGGCTGCCGTGTCCGCACCCTTGCCGAGCCCACCGAAGAAGGAAGCGATGCCGCCGCCCACCTTCAGGAGCTTGCCGAAGATCGACACGACCGGGCCTGCTGCGATGGCAATGCCCGCAAACTTCAGAGCCATTTCCTTCTGCTCCGGAGTTAAGTTATCCACAAATTTCCCGAACTTCTGCACCATTCCGGTCAGTTTATCCACAACCGGAGTGAGAAGCGGGAGAAGGTTTTCACCGATGGCCACGCCCAGGTTCTTGACGGAGTTCGTCAGCATCTGGACGTTGTGCGTCGGATCGTTTGCATTGATATCCTCGACCGCCTGATTCGTGACCGCTCCCGCGTTGGCCGCGGTTGACTGAATCACAGACAGGCCGTCATTGAAGTCTTTCGCGTGCTGAGTAAGCACCGCCGCGCCCTTGATCGCGTTCTTGTTGGAGAAGACGTCGCCGAGTGACTTGCCGTTCTCCTTAGCTGCCTGATCCAGGACGCCCAGAACATCCGTCAGAGACTTGCCCTCGCTCATCAGCTGGCTGAAGGACTTTCCGGTCTTCGACTGCAGGAGATCTGATGCCGTTGTGCCGGACTTGCCGAGCTCAGAAAGCATCGAGTTCATGTATGTCGTGGCCTGAGACGTCGCGACGCCGTTTTTCGTCAGAGCAATGTAGCCTGCCGACAGCTGATCCAGTGACGTGTTGTACATTGCCGCCGTAGGAATGACTTGGCCGATTGACTGGCCGAGTTCGTCGATGGTCGTTTTACCATAGTTCTGTACCTGCAGCAGCTTATCAGATATGCCTAGGGCATCAGATGCCTTGTAGCCGTAGGCATTTATTGCCGTTGTTAATGTATCTGTAACCGTGGCTGTGTCCGTGAGTCCGGCCTTTGCGAGCTTTGCCGCATCGGCTACGAACTGCACGGCATCCGCCGCGGGAACAGACGCGGAGATCGCCTGGTAGGTCGCGTCGGTGATGTCACCAGTGGCCATGCCTGTCGTGTTGGACAGATCCAGGATATCCTTCCGCATTTTGTCCATCGTGTCGCCGGTGTTCTGACCGGTGGCGTTGACGATAGATGTTACCTTTGCCAGCCCGGACTCATAGTCCGACGCGAGCTTGACGGAAGCAGCCCCCGCCCCGATCAGCGGGACGGTGACTGTCTTTGTGAGTGTACTCCCGACGGTTTCCATCGCCGATCCGACGCGCGTCAGCGCATTTCCGGAGGTCGAGGAAAGCTGTCCGAGCGCTTTCTGCGCCCCGGCGACCGCCTGGTTGAGAGAGCCGTCCAGCTGGCCGGCGATTTTGATCGTTATAGATTGTTCACTTGCCATGCTTCGCCGCCTTTACTTTCAGCTCCATTTCCTTGTTCAGCTCGTTGATGTCGTCGCAGATATCCAGAACATCGAAAAGAGACAGGTCCCGGATATAGTCCAGTCCTGTCTTCAGCTCGATTGACAGAGTTATCGACAGCTTATGGAGACCGCTCAAGTCTCCGAGCCGGATCCCCCGCTGTAGATAAAACCCATGACCTTGTTCTTTACGGCATAGCCGTCGGGCAGGTTAAGCTGCTCGAAAAACTCGAAGGGCATGTGACACGCGACCGCCGCGTATGCGTTGGTCACGGTCGGATCTGCCTCAGCGAGTAAAGCCGGAGGCGTCACGCCTCTGGTAGCCAGATATTTGCGCACCTGCTCATAGTCGGCCATCGTGAGATCCTTGAGGCCGGAAAGATCCAGCTCCTTGATCTCACGCCCGTCGAGCTTGTAGGTCTTTGTCAGTTTGATCACATCGTCCGAAGTCGTAGTGATCTCGATTACTTTGGTATTTTTCTCATCTGCCATAACTCTGTCCTCCTTCAGTTTTGTGGCTTATCAGATCTGAGAGCGGATCTTTGCAAGCTGATCCACTCCGTTTACAACGAAGACGTTGTTGAGCTTGTCCAGCTCGAGCACGGTCGTGTTCTCGTCTTCGATCTTGATGTAGGTGTACTCGATCTCGACAGAGGTCTCCATTGCCTTGCCCTTGGTAAAATGCCCGGGCTCGACGGTGTGACCCATGCCGCGGATGACGACTCTGGTCGGCGTGTAGTCAACGCCGGCGGTCGCCTTGTCTGCAGACTGCTTGGATGCGCGGATCTGCAGCTCAAGCGGCTTCGAGAAGTTGATCGCATCGAACACCTGCTTGTTGACCGTGACAAAAGGCACGGTCATCTGACCGGAGGCAAAATGGCCGACCGCAGAAACATCGACCTCGCCGAGCATTCCCGCGCCTTCCATTGTCTCAGTCAGAGACTCAAGGGACGGAAGCTCAACGTCACCGGTGACGCCGATCCACTGGGATCCCCTGTTGTAGACGTTGTAATTGTTAATAAGTTCAGGTAAAAGGCTCATTATGCGTTACCTCCTGTCAGTGCTGCGGTCAGTGTATCGACATCGTAGTCCACGACGTTCTCGATGAACTGTGCCGGAGTGTACGGCGCGATATGCTGACGGAAGATCATGTGACCGGCAAGGATGTTGCTGGTCGTGTTGTCGCTGTCGAGATACTCGATGGATGCGCCTGCCCAGTACTCCGGAGCATAGGAGCTGCATCTGATATTCTCGGAGTCGATGATCGTATCGATCAGGCGTCTGTTCATCGGATCATCTACATTCGCGATGTAGTTGAGGATGAAGTTGTTTGCCTGCCAGTTGAACATTCTGCGGACATTGATCCAGATGTTTTTAGCATCGTTATCTGCCGGGAATGCGCAGGTGTAGTTGCCCCACAGGCGGAAGCCGTTGAGGTTGAGCGCGGTGACAACGCCGAAGGAGTTGACCGTGTTCGCCTGATCCTGATCCAGGATGACCTCAGTGCCGTCCTCGAGGACGGTGCCGGTGATCGCGAGATCCTTGTTGGACGGGCTGTTGTACGGTACATCGCCGTTGACATTGTCGAGATACTGAGATCTCACCGCGGCCACAACGGAAAGCGGAAGCTGGATGCTGCCGACCTTAGCCTGCGGCCAGTATGCCTGCGCGAAGGTGGATCCGATGCCCATCTTCTCCTTGACGGTCTTGACGTCGGTGTAGAGCTTCGCGCCCGTGCTGTCGGACGGAATATCCACAAACGCCTGAGCCTTGAAGACGCCGTTGATGTTGCCGCACTTTGCGATCAGTGCGATCGCGACCTCTGCCTGCTTGGAGTAGTACGGTGCCTCGAGGATGCCCGGAACGATAGACAGCTTCGGGTATACCTGGCGGATGACTTCCATGCCGGTCTCTTTGCCGGTAGAGCTGTCGATACCGCCGATGATATCGGATGCCGTAACCATAGACGGATCCAGATAGGAGCCGGACACAGTCAGAGAAGTTGCCTCGCTGACCAGAGTCAGAACTGCCTTGCCGTCCTCGAAGGATACGGTGTAGTCCGTGCCGAGCTTGAGATCCTTGTCTCCGGCAGATACGCTCAGACTGGACGGGATGACGCCGTCATGAGAGAGCGTGCCCTGCTTATCCACAACAGTGACAGCCTCAGAGGAGAAGGTTTTGGAATGCTTGGAAGGATCCAGAACATTGATGAATACGACCGGTCCGATGCTGTAGAGATTGCTCATCGCATACATGACGGAGCAGAGTGTGAAACTCTTAAAATCCGCGCTGTAGCCGAGCTTTTCCATTGCCTCGACCGCATTATTTGCAAGCACCGGAGTGTTGACCACTGCGGCCGGATCGGCTACCTGGTTCACCGGTGCGGTGCCGATCACGACCTGCACGCTGTTGGAACCAGTGACAGGAGCGGTGATGGCTGTGTCCGCTTCGCGGACGGAGATGCCGTGCTGAATTGCCATTATCTAATACCTCCGTTTCTTACTTTGTCTGCATAGACCTCAGCGTGCTTGTACGCGACGCCGATATATCCGGTACCTTTGCGGATCTGCTCTGAGGCTTTTCCGTAGTCGGTGATCGGGATAAACAAATTGATAAGATCCGGGACATCTTTGCGGGCCGCTTCGACCCCCGACGGGATCCCGATGTAGACGCTGCCGTGTCTTGCGACCCCGTAGATCGTAGGCCCGACATACAGCCGTCTATCTTCCGTCTTTTTCTTTTCGACAGGCTTCGGATCCGCAGCGGCCGCGGCTGCAGCCGGCGCGGCTTTCGGCGCCTGTTTACGTGTACTTGTTTTCATCAAACTCGATCTTCCTTTCGATTTTCGGTGCGGTGAACACGAACTCGATCCCGCCGAAATAGTACGGATAGGTGTCCTCATCCTGAAGCTCTGCATCGATGTTTTGCTCAGCTCTGTAGCTATGATCGAGCAGAGGCTCATGGATGAACCGGTCCGCGACCTTCTGTATCATGTTCATCAGAAGCTCATGTCCGTGACTGTCCTTGCTGGTATCGACGATGCCAAAAAGCACGTCGATCGTGACGTGCCACGGATCCGTGTCGTCTTTCGTGTTCCAGCCCGTCGCCCTTACGACCGCATACGGGAAGAACTGCGAGCTGTCCTCGTCGTCTTCCGTGATCTGCGGAAGCCGCTGCTCGTAACCGGTCACGCCGGTCACTGTCTCGCCGTCCGAGTTCTCGAACTTCATCTCCGCCAGGAGACTCACGACTTCCTTCAGCAGTGTCTTCTGCAGCAGCAGGATCGAGGCCGTTGGCATTGTGCTCATCAGTTACCTCCTCCCACCAGGAGCGCGATCTGCGCGTCCATGTATCTGTGCAGATCCGACTTGATCTGCGGATCCACCTGCTTAAAAGCACCGCCGGAGCTGTCGTTCAGAATCATCTTCGGGACGGAAGGACCTTTGAACTGGAGGTTCGGGCCCCTTGCTTTCGTTGTTCTGGCATAGATCTCGCCGTTCTTATAGGACTTGTTGCCGTTCAGCCCGACCGGACGCAAGCCGTGCCCACGCATGATCTCTACTTTTGCTCCCTTCCGCTTGGTATTTTTGCCGGTGTGGAAGAGCGAGATCTTCAGGGCTGAGCCGCTGGCATCGATCTGAGCGACAAGGTTTCCGGTGGTTGCCTTTTTGATCTTCATGGCGCTTTTGACGCCCGTGACCTTGGCCGTGTACAGCTGCTTGATTCCGTCGGACAGGTGTTTCCTTGCGGATGTCGCCGTCTTGTTGAGTGCTCTGCTGATGGCCTTCGGAGCTCCGGATTTTACATTGCCCAGCTTCTCGACCGCTTCATTCAGCTGTGCCTGATCGACCTCATAATGTAAATTCATGCTCGGTTTGCCTCGATCGTGATACTGTAGACGCCGTCCTCATCGATCGCGTCCATGACTTTATAGGTTCTTTTGTCCAGCTTCAGCAGGCTGCCCTGCTTCGGAAGCGGACCGAAGTCCGCCGCATTGACATAGATCAGCTTCTGCTGTGTGAATATGCCGTCCATTGTCTGGTTGGCACGTTTCTCACGTTCGATCTGCTCTATGTTGTCGATCTGGACCGGCATTTCAATGCCGTTTACTATGTGAACGTCGGAAAACTCATCCACATTCAGGAAGGTGTTCTCTACGTCCTTCAGGATCTGCTCTTTGAAGGCGGACATTTTTTGACCTCCTTCTTCTTTGCTGCGGCCGGTGCTTTCGGCGCCGGCGCCTTCGGTGTCTCAACGGCTTCGGCCACGCCGAGCTGGATCAGTTTCTGCTCCTGCTCAGGCGACTCCTCAAAGGGACCATCCGCGTGAGTTTTTGCCCGAATTATCCCATCCGGACCGCGGAAGCCGTAGGTCCCCTGGATGATCCTAATCAAAAGATCACCTTTCCGGTGATGAATGCGTTCTTGTGGTTCGGCATCATCAGCGGCTTTGCGGTGATCGTGATGCTTCTGGAGTTGCCCTCAGCACTTGCGACATAGTGCGGAACTCGTGCGCCTGCATAGGTGTGGAACTCACCGTCTGCCTGCTCGACCTGGGTGACAGCGCCGTAAGCGGTGCGGCCGCATGCCGGAGCAGTAACAACAACAGATGCGGCGTCAAGATACGGCTTGTCCGTTCCGTCATCGTCGGTGTAGGTGTTGTCGTAGCCGTAGAAAGTCATCTTGTGACCGTTGACGACAAGTGTGCCGAGCTGAGCGGCGCCGTTCGGGAGCTCTGCCTGGTTGATACCGCCGACCTCAAAACGTCTGTTGTCCAGGAACTTCTGGATCTGAGTGTTGTTGATAAATGCAGAGGTCACATCGGAACCCATAACGACATCTGTTGCCGGAAGACCCCTCTTGGTCAGCATAGCGATCATCGCAGCGATATCTCCGTAGACATCAGCGGACGCATCTGCCCAGGACTTGGACGGTGTATAGACGGCCGGGTTGGAGGATCCGGTGTAGAACTGGATGCTCTTTTCCTCGTACTCGTCGCCCTTGTCGGCAATGTGCTTCATGACAAGGCCGTTGGTCTGCAGGAGCTCAGCTGCCATCTTCTCCTCACGGCGGGAGATCATCTGATCGAGATCCTGATAGTCTTTCATCAGGAGCGCGGTCTGTCGCTGCTCCGGAGTGAGAGTAGAGAAGAGAGCCTCGCCGAAGCCCTTCTTTTTCAGCTCATCGATATAGAGCGGTCTCTTCGGCGCGATGTTCGCCGGCTCGAACTTGTGGATCTCGTAGCCCTCACGGAATACGCTGACTCCGTTTTTGCGAGGAGATACAAAAGGCGCGAGCTTCTTGTCGCCGTCCTTGTACTCCACAAGGACCTCATCGGTTGCGAAGATGTCGGTGCTGGCGTTGGTCGGGAAGTATCTGTCGCGGAGGAAAGTTGCCTCCTTCGGTACCTCTTCGATAGCAGCCAGGAGAGTGAGTGTATTAGTAAAATCCATTTCTTGCCTCCTTTATGCAATAGCGTGCTCAACGTAGATGTTCGCATCACGCAGAGCAGCGATATCAGCTGCCGCCAGCTTAAAGCCGGTCGCGGCTTCTACAGTTTCACGCGCATAGGTTCCGTCCAGGTAAACCTCAGCGACGACGGCCTTGGTCGCGTCCACGTCATCGGCAAGGATGCCGTAAGGTGTATCACCGGTCACGGCCTTCTTGCCGGCAGCGGTCACGATCGTGCCCTTTTTCAGTTCGCCCTGCTCAGCGGCGAGGGTAAGAGTGCCGACATGCTCAGCACCCTTGATCACGAGGTTGTCAAAATCGACGTTCTGTACAAGTGCCATTATTTTGTCTCCTTTCCGAAGCCGAGCGCTGCGGCAGCGGCTTTGATATCTTCCTGGTCCTTAGCGGCCTTCTGTGCTTTGGCGTCGGCTGCTCCTTCCACACCGTCAACTGGTTCGGGCTTTACTTCCTCAGCGCCGGACTGCTTGGAGTCGTCCAGCATAGCGCCCAGGACTCTGTTCCCGATCTTTGCCTGCTGCTGCATAGCCACAAAAGCCAGATCGCGGGCGCCCATCGGCTTCTCGCCGAATTTTGCGGAATTGACGAGATCCTTGTCAGCGATAGACGCCTCGATGGACTCGATCTCCTGAATTCTTGTGCGCTCTTCAGCACGTGCCTGTGCTGCGATGGAATCAGTGTCCACCGAAGCCTTCGCCGCGTCCTCGATGTCTTTAACGAGGCCCGGCTCTTTCTCCTTCAGTTCGTCAAGTGTCATATTCTTCTTGACCTCCTTGCTAGTAGATTTTGCCGGTACCCCGGCGTTTGCAGTTTCTTTTATAGTCGGCAGGGCTTTGCCGAAAGCCCTGGAGTCTATACGCATTCCATTGCTGATCACAAAACGCCTGTCGACGCTCATGGCCATCGGGAGCTGCTGCTGGATCAGCTCATCAGCAAAGCCCTCGTCGATGATGTCCTGACCAGTCATCCAGGTCGTGCCCTCAACCATGTGGCGCACCTTTACGCTGTCCCTTCCGGTCCTCTCCGTGTAGGTGTTGATCACCTGATCATTGGCAGCCTTGAGACGCTTCTCGGCGTCCTGCAGATCCGCCAGATTGTAATAGTCGAAGAGCAGCACAGAGGCGCTGTGCACCATCACCTGGCTGTTCTGGTAGACCTTCCTGGTCTTGCCCGCCTGCATGATCAGAGACGCTGCAGAGGCCGCCAGGCCGTCCACGATGGTCGTCACATTTGGCATGTCCTTCAATCTGTTGTAAATGGCCACGCCGGCCTCCAGATCGCCGCCCGGAGAGTTGATCCGGACTGTGACGGAGGATGCGTTGCTCATCCGATCGAGGTCATCCAGGAATTCAGAGAGAACGATGTACATGCCCTCGACCGGCTCATCAGTCCACCAGTCTGTCGGTCGCTCTTCGACGACCTCGCCGTACATCTGGATCTCATAGGCTCCGGCGCCCAGGTCATTGATGACGTATGGTTTACGCTGCCCCGTCGCCGGGAGGAACCGGCCCGGAAGGCTGTTGCGCAGTCTGTCTTTGTAATTCATCCATTCGCTCCTTTTCTCGTTCCAGCTTCGACATGTTGGCCTGCCAGTCGCCGCCGTTAAGCCGCGCCGTCGAGTCCTCGTATGTCGAGAAGCCGTTCTGTATTGCCATGATCTCGGCGTTCATTTCCTTCTCCGGATCCAGCTGTCCCTGAGACGGTCCGATCCAATCCGCGCCGAGCCATGCGGCCTGCACTTTCGGATCAGTAAAAAAGCCAGGAGCCTCGACGCGGCCCCTGGCAACTGCTTCGTACAGCCAGGCCTTGTATATCGGTTTACAAAAATCATCGGTGAACCACGCCCGGTACATCCTGAAGGACTTCCAGGCTTCGAGCAGTGCCGCACGGCTCGCCGAATAACTCGAGTTAAACTCCTTCAGCAGGAGATCCGCGGGGATCTCGAGCGCGGCACCGATCTGCTTGGCGATCGCGTTCACGAAGCCCTGGAAACCACTCGCCGGACGCTTCGGATCCGCAAAAGCGACATCCTCGCCCGGGTTCATCACGTTGATCTGGCCCGGTCCCATCAGGTACTCGTTCGGATCGTACCGTTCGCGCGGCTCGTCGTCCGTCGGCAGTGCCTCATTGAACGGATTCTCAGAGGCATCCTCCGTCGTCTTGATGAACGCTGTGAAGAACGATTCGACCAGGGCAGACATCAGCTCGCTGTTTGTGTATCTCTTCAACTGCTGCAGCTGCTCGATCACCGGCGCCAACATCGTGACGCCACGGTACTGATCCGGCCGTTCTGAGTTCATCACATGGATGATGTTCGGAAGGCCGGTCCTTGCGCCGTATGCCTCGACCCGCTGCCAGTGCGTGATGTCTGTCGTCGCCTGGAACGGATAAGTGTTCCGGACGTAGTAGGCGACCACCCGGCCGGAGGCATCCACCTCCACGCCGTCGTGGATCCGGTTCCCGTTCTCGGCGGTTCCTTCGGTGTACATGAGCGCCTGAGACACCGCAGCACCCGGCGTTCCGATCCGGTCCGCCTCGATCAGGTGGATCCGCAGTCCGTAGGGCTGCATCGGCGTCGTCTTCTCAAAGGTGAGCGTCGCAAAAACGTCACCAGAAGACAGCCACGAGAGGAGCGCCAGCTGCTGCAGGCCGTAGAAGTTATTGATTCCCGTAGCGTCGCAGCTGTCTTTTGTATCTGCCCACAGTGCGAACTCGGCCTTGACGTTTTTCTCCCAGGCCTCCGCGTCTTCCGGAGAAATGCCAAGCACTTCCTCGTTGATCTTCGGGTTCAGTCGGAGACCGGTGCCGACCACGTTGGTCCGGTTCGTCTTGATCGCGCTGGTCGCGATCGGTGCGCCCATATAGAGGATCCGCGCCCGCTGCCGGAGTGTCCGGTTATTAAAATCAATATCTTCGATCGGGCTGCCTGAGTCCGCCTTGAAACCTTTGAGCGCCCGCTTGTGTGTGCTCGCGCCTTCCGAACTGTAGCCGCGGTCGATCACGCGCCCGAGCTTCTTGGAGGACAGCGCAGTCTTGTTCTTTTTCTTCTTTTTCTTCGACATGCGCCCCTCCTCAGATGTCCCTCGGCGTCACGCCGAAAGCCTTGCGCGGCTTCTTGCCGTCTTCCAGCACTCCGACCTCGGCCTCGAGCTTCTTGATCATGGTCTCGATCGTCCCGAGATTCGCCCTCGTGAGCGTCCGGGATCCGATTTGATAACTCTGTGCGCCGGAGAGGATCGCCTCCTCGGCTGCATAGTACAGTTCGAGGCGGGCCTTTTTTCGCTCAATAGTTGTCAAAATAGTCCCTCCTTTTCTGCTGTTTCTTTATGATTTTTCTGCGAGTCGGGCGAGGTGCTTCGGTTTCCGTGCCCTCGTTCCGGAGCTCGTTTTCAATCCTGTCAAAATTCGGGTTCAGCAGCTGCTCGGCAGCGTTCGCATAGTTCCGGCAGTCGAGCGGCTCGTTTCTCTGATGTCCCGGGATCTTCTCCCAGGTCCACCGCGTGCCCTTCAGCGTCAGCTTCTCGGAAAGCAGACCGTTGAAAAAGGCACCGTCGTAGGACCGGCCCGCGTTATCCGGAAAATGACAATATCCCGGACCGGGATCGCCGATCTTCAGTGCCTTCATGATCCGCTCCTTGCCGGCATCGACGCCGATCGTGTAGAGCCACGCCTTGCCGACGGCCCTGCCTTCCCTCACGATATCGACTTTCGTCGGCGCTTTCGTGAACGGAATGCCCTCACCGCCTTTTCCTTTGATCGCGAACACGCGCTTGTTCAGTCGTCTCGCACACTGCTCATAGACGTCCTGCGTGTAATGACCGCCGGAGTCCACAAAGGTGACGGAGATCCGGAGGCTCTTGCCATTTGCAAAAGTCCAGTCCTTGTCGATCAGGCGGTCGAGCCTCGTCCACACGGACTGCTTTCCCGGCAGATCCGGGACACCAGGCGATCCCATGATCACGCCCTTCTGGATGCCCCATGTCTCATTGAATCGGCCATAGCCGACCACTTCATACTCCAGGCGGTTGTCCTGTGTATCAACACCCATCGTGAGCGCCAGGACACCGTCCGGAAGCTCCGCGCCGTAGTGCTCACGGCGCTCGATCATCTCGTCATCGGTGGCCAGATCGCCGCGGTCCTCCCACAGCTTGCCGAGCAGTGTGTTGAAAACGGTCTGCAGCTTCTGCGGATCGCCGTTCCCGGATGCCTCCAGGAAGCGCAGAATGATGTGCTCCCAGCTCATCCAGGGAGATGAGAAGGCGTTGATCCAGAACGACCGGACGCCGTTCTGGTAGGCATCCGGATTCTCGGCCACCCATTCATGCGGCGCGTGCTTGATCGTCTGCTCATCGGAGATACAGCCGCACTGCGGGCAACAAAAAACGACGTCGTGCACTCTGTACTGCACGTCGCCGCCTGTTTCGACCTGGATCTTTTCATGCTTGAATCTTATGTTGTCAAACTCCACGAACACCCACTCGCCGCAGTGCGGGCACTGTACACACCAGTATTCCCGCGTGCCTGTGTCGAAGGCTTTCGCGATCCGCGACCGGCCCTTGACGGTCGGCGTGGAGACCATGACCATCTTCCGGTTGTAGAAGGTCGCGGTCCGGGCTTCCAGCAGGGACCACGGATCACCCTCACCGCCGGCGTCAGTCGCCCAGCGGTCGATCTCATCGCCGAACACATACCGCGCCGGGACGGACGCGAGGTTCGCCGGGCTGCTGGATCCGGTGAGCGTCAGCATGCCGCCGGGATATTTTTTCTTCAGGATGGCGTTGGATGCCTTCCTGCCGGCAGCGGATCCGGAAACTTTTTTCCGAAGAGGCTTTGTGTCCCGGATCATCGGCGCGATCCGTCGTTTGGAGAAGTCCTCGGCGTTTTCGGCCGTAGGCGTGACCCACATTGCAGGGCCGGGATCGATGTCGATCTCATAGCCCAGCATGTTGAGCTCCATCTCAGTCTTTCCGACCTGGGATGATGCCACAACGACGATCGTGTGCACTTTCGGATCCGTAAAAGCGTCCATCGGCTCCTCGAGATAGGGAGTCCTGGATGTTCTCCAGCGTCCCGGCTCGGCGGAATTCTCCGGAGAGAGCTGACGATACTTGTCGGACCACTCC